GCTCCAAAGATCAAAGACCTCGCCGTAAAGGCTGGTGCCGCTGCAGAGACCGCGAGATATCTACATGAGAAGGGCTTGGAGATAGAAGCGAACGCAGAGGACAAAGATGTTGCGGCTGCACTTGCCGTATCTTATGCAGAGAACCCTGACAAAACATCTAAAGCAGCTACACCGAAACGGGTGGCTAACTTGACTCCTGCAACATTGCTGATGACAGACAGGATACTCAAGGACTTCGGACACTCCGTGGTTAAGTCAGCGACACAGGTGCGACATCTTGTCACTAACAAGTTGATCGAAGAGACTGAGAACCCTGATCCGCGCATACGCATACGTGCCTTGGAGCTGCTGGGTAAGATCAGTGACGTGGGTCTGTTCGCGGAGAAGTCAGAGGTGACAATAACACACCAGACGACAGACGACCTGAAGGATAGACTACGGGAAAAGCTGACACGGCTTGTAAATCCCGAACCAGTAGAAGAAGCCATCGTGATAGACGGCACATCTATAGATGTGGATAAAGAATTAGGGTTAGACGATGAGTGACTTGGCTGTCCTTGCTAAGGACATGGATTTCTCAGAGGCTGACATCCAGCACATGCTGGACAACTTGGACTCATTCAGCCCTGAAGAGCTGGACGAGATCGACAAGATTGTCGGAGAACTCTCTACGAGAAACGCTAACAAGTCCGCGCATGATGACCTGATAGAGTTCTGTAAGCGGATGCAGCCTGACTACAAGGTGGGTAGACATCACAGGATACTGGCGGATCAGCTTATGGCGCTAGAGAATGGGAGTAAAGACCGTGTGTGCGTCAACATCCCGCCTCGTCACGGTAAATCGCAGCTTGTGTCTATATTCTACCCAGCTTGGTTCCTTGGACGGAATCCCAGCAAGAAGGTGATGATGGTGTCTCACACCACAGACCTCGCGGTAGACTTCGGGCGGAAAGTGCGAAACCTGATAGACGTGGATGACTATAAGGAGATATTTCCAGAAGTTAGTCTAGCGGTAGACAGTAAGTCGGCGGGTAGGTGGAACACAAACTTTGGAGGTGAATACTTTGCGTGTGGTATTGGGTCTGCGCTTGCAGGTCGTGGTGCTGATTTGTTGCTTGTTGACGATCCTCACTCTGAGCAAGATGTTATTAATGGAAACTTCTCTGTGTTTGAGAAAGCATACGAGTGGTTCACCTTCGGCGCACGTACTCGCCTTATGCCGGGTGGTCGGGTTGCCATAGTCCAGACACGTTGGCACATGGACGACCTGACAGGGCGTGTAACTAACGACATGGTCAAGAACGAGCTGGCTGACCAGTACGAGATCGTGGAGTTTCCGGCAATTCTCGACGCAGATGATGAGAATGGGAAGCCAATAAAGAAGCCGCTATGGCCTGAGTTCTTCGATCTGGCTGCTCTAGAGCGTACAAAAGCCTCTATGCCTGCATTTCAGTGGAATGCGCAGTACCAACAGCAGCCTACAGCCGAAGAAGCGTCCATAATCAAGCGAGAATGGTGGGGAATATGGCCCCATGACGACCCGCCACCCGTAGAATACGTGATTATGTCCCTCGACGCAGCCGCAGAGAAGCATAACCGTGCCGATTTCACCGCACTTACTACGTGGGGCGTGTATTTTAACGAGAATGAGAACGCTCATCACCTGATTTTGCTGGATTCTATCAAAGAACGCCTAGAGTTTCCCGAATTAAAGGCAATGTGTATGGACGAGTACCGCAAATGGGAGCCAGATGCGTTCATTGTGGAGAAAAAGTCCGCCGGAACGGCTATATACCAGGAAATGCGGCGTATGGGGCTACCTGTACAGGAGTATACACCCCACCGTGGGACAGGTGACAAGCTCGCAAGGCTTAATTCTGTGGCGGATATCATCGCATCGGGCATGGCGTGGGTGCCAGCCACCCGCTGGGCAGACGAGCTGGTTGAGGAGATCGCTGGGTTTCCGTTCATGTCTAACGATGACTTGGTCGATAGCACGGTTATGGCACTGCTGAGATTCCGTCAGGGTGGGTTTATTCGTCTTCCGACTGACGAGTGGGACGACGAGGCTCCTTACTATCGGAAGAGAGAATACTATTAGCGTAGGCTTCGCATATTCGTCTATCGCTACACAGGATAAGAAGTTGCCCTGTGTTACTATACGCAGCCCAGCGTTTACCATTTTCCAAGATACGAACCAAGGTAGTAGATTCCTAGCACAACAACAAGCACAGCTATACCTATACCCGCCGCAGTTGCTAGTGCTTCCATCTGTTCTTCGCGTTTTTGCTCTGCAGCGCGTCTTGCAGCGGCTCTTTGCTTCCTAGCTTCGGCTTGCCACTGTATCCACCTATCCCATTGGCCAGGTCTCCCATACAAACGGATATAAGATTCGAGTTCTTTGCGCTGTTCTTTGATTCTTTCGAGCTGCTGAAACTCTTCCCAGTCGCCTTCAGAGCCACCTGTGATGGCTGTAAGGGGGCTATTCTTCTTTTTCTGGACGGCTTCTTTGAGGTCTTCCTCTGCTGTGAGGAATTTACCAACATTAGACATGAGGTCTGCAGTCTCTTTGCCGTTAGAGATGCAAGTTTTTATCACCGAGTAGGCCGCGTTGGCGGCGGCAATAGTCTCTAAGATAGCCATAGCCTATCTTTCTATGAGTCTATCCAGTTTCCCTTCTAAACGGTCAAGACGGTCAATGACGCGATCCATGTCGGATTGTTGTCGGCCTACAGATATATACTCTTTGGCAACTTCCTCACGAGTACGGTTTAATAGAACAGTCACACGCTTTAATTCGTCGTGTTGTTGCTTACACCACCACCCACCTACGGCGATTATAAGACCGATAAGCAAATCTATATAACTTGCCATTTCCATAAATACACCTCACTGCTCTCAGACAACTCTACACAAAATAAAGTTTTGATTCAACATGTGTTTGTGGTATGGTGAGGCATGTAAGATGAATTCATTTCATTTTTATGCTCCTCTCACTAAAGGGGTCTTTATGGCCCCTTTTTTCTTGTTATACTGTTAGCGAGACATAATTCTCCCTTAATGTCTCACGGCGAGGCAGCTCCTCCCCACCAAATGGGTCTGCCTCGCCACTAGACGTGCTGTAGTACTTTCTGTTACTATAGCTTTGTGTACACATTTAGGAGACTGTAATGGCTGTCGAGAAACAGATGGAGCCATCAGACTTAGACATCGAAGGCACAGACGCACAAGAGATTGAAGTAGAGATTGTCAATCCCGATGCCGTGTCCATTGGTACTGACGACGGTGGGATGATAATTGACTTTGAAGGTAGCTTGACTGAAGAGTTTATTGGCCCTGAACACGATGCTAACCTAGCCGATTTCATCGATGAAGCTATTCTACAATCTATGGCATCTGAGCTTGTAGGTGACTTTGAGTCTGATCGTGAATCTCGACAGGATTGGGCAAGAGCCTACGTTAAGGGGCTTGATCTACTAGGGATGAAGATCGAAGACCGCAGTCAACCTTGGCAGGGTGCGTCTGGTGTATTCCATCCAGTCCTAACTGAAGCCGTTGTTCGATTTCAAGCGCAGGCAATGGGGGAGCTATTCCCTGCATCTGGCCCTGTACGCACCAAGATTATGGGCAAACTAACTCCTGAGAAGACAGATCAGGCAGATAGAATCCAGACAGAGATGAACTATCTTCTGACTGAAGAAATGACAGAATACCGTGATGAGACAGAGCAGATGCTGTTTAAGCTGCCTCTCGCAGGTTCAGCCTTTAAGAAGGTTTACTATGATCCACTAGAGGATCGCCCTGTAGCTATGTTTGTCCCAGCAGAAGACTTCGTTGCGTCCTACGGCGCGTCAGACCTCGCGTCCTGCCCACGGTACACGCACATAATGAAGAAGACCTCTAACGAGATATTAGAGCTTCAGGTTGCAGGGTTCTACCGTGATATAGACTTGCCAGACCCAGAGCCAGACTTCTCAGATATTCAAGAAAAATACGACGAGCTTGATGGTGAGAGTGCTGTTATAGAAGATGATGATAGGCACACAATCCTTGAGATGCATGTTGTTATGAACATGCCAGAAGAGTTTGACGATCCAGATGGGATAGCTCGTCCATATGTTATAACAATTGATAAAACATCTCGTGAGATTTTATCAATCAGACGCAACTGGTATGAAGATGACAGAAAGAAAAAGAAAAGATTACACTTCGTTCATTACAAATATCTCCCAGGACTTGGCTTCTATGGAACGGGACTTATCCACCTTATTGGTGGACTTGCGAAGTCGGCTACCTCTATTCTTCGGCAGCTTATTGACGCTGGCACGTTATCGAATTTACCTGCTGGTCTTAAAGCTCGCGGTCTCCGCATTAAAGGTGATGACAGTCCGCTTATGCCTGGTGAGTTCAGGGACGTGGATGTTCCAGGTGGCGCAATCCGCGATTCGATTACGTTCATTCCTTACAAAGAGCCATCGTCAGTACTCTACTCTCTACTTGGAAACATTGTCGAAGAGGGCCGCCGAATTGGATCGGTAGCAGATATTCAAGTAGGAGACATGAACTCACAGGCACCTGTGGGTACAACCCTTGCCTTGATGGAACGATCCATGAAGGTGATGAGCGGTGTGCAGGCACGTATGCATGCAGCCATGAAAAACGAACTTCGCCTTCTTGCACGTATCATTCGTGACTACATGCCAGCCGAATACGCATACGAGATGGACGGTGACTTTGATCGTCAACGGGACTTCGATGCCCGTGTAGACGTAATACCTGTTTCTGATCCTAATGCTGCAACTATGTCCCAGCGCATCATGCAGTATCAGGCGGCTTTGCAGCTTTCTCAGCAAGCTCCTCAACTCTATGACATGGGGAAGTTGCATCGCCAAATGTTAGAGGTTCTTGGTATCCAAGACGCGGACGATATCATCAAACTACCAGATGATATTAAACCTGCTGATCCTGTAACTGAGAACATGATGATCTTGAAGCAGGAGCCAGTAAAAGCGTTTAAGTATCAAGATCACGATGCACACATCGCAGTTCATATGGCTGCAATGCAAGACCCCAAGATGCAGCAGATGATTGGTCAATCTCCGTTTGCGCAGGCTATCAGTCAGTCAATGTCAGCGCACATCACAGAACACGTTGCGTTCCAATATCGTCGTGAGATTGAGAAGATGCTTGGTGTGGAAATGCCAAACGAGGATGAACCACTACCAGAAGATATCGAAATAGAAATCTCTCGCTTGGCAAAAGATGCGGCAGAGAAGTTACTTCAGAAAGACCAGATGGAAGCGCAACAGCAGCAAATACAACAACAGCAGCAAGACCCTGTTGTTCAAATGCAGCAGCAAGAGTTGCAACTCAAAGCAAAAGAGCTTGAGCATAAAATCCAGATGGATACGCAGAAGCTTCAGATTGATGCAATGGCAAAAAGTTCAAATGCACAAATTCAAGCAGAGCGCATATCCGCAGAGAACCAGCGCGAAGGGGCGCGTCTTGGTGTTAAACTCGCAACTGATCTAGATAAAAACCAAAGAGCTGATCAGAAGGAAGGCGCAAAATTAGGTTTAGAAATAGCAAAGGAGCTAACAAAGGGAGATGGATGATATATTCAAACTCCTCTCTAAGAGGATTGATGAATACGAGGAAGACATAAAGGTTTACCTCGCATCAGGTCAGGCCGAAGACATGGCAATGTACAATCGTTTGGTGGGAAGAAACGAAGGATTACAGTTCATTCGGCAGGATTTAGCAGAAATCGAAAAGAGATATATTGAAACGTAGAACTTTTTTCGTTATCTTAGATTTGGGAGTACTTCGTGGATAGTCCACGCAAGGTATCTGTGAGCCTTTAATCACTGCAAGGACAGAAATGTATACAGGTAATACAACAACAGAGGAAAAGGTAGCCTCTAAACTACCAAGACCGCAAGGATATAAAATCCTTATTGGTGTACCCGAAGTCAGCGATAAAACCGAAGGTGGGGTTTTTATGCCAGACGGACTCAAGTCCGCAGAAGAAACGGCATCAATCATTGGTTTTGTTATGAAGCTAGGCCCAGATGCTTACGCAGATAAAGACAAATTTCCAAATGGATCGTTCTGTGAAGAAGGGGATTTTGTAATCTTCCGTTCTTATTCAGGTACTCGATTCAAGATTCATGGAAAAGAGTTCAGACTTATTAACGACGACACTGTGGAAGCAGTGGTCGATGATCCAAGGGGGTACACACGGGCATGAATAACTTAGCTGAAGAACAAGACTTTGAAGATGAAACAGTCGCAGAAGCTATTGAAAAGGCTACAGGAAGTCCGATAGCCACTGAAGATGGCGATGATGGCTTTGAGATTGAGATCGTAGACGATCTACCGCCAGAGCATCAAAACAGACCTCGTCAGGCAAAAGATGCCAAAGTAGACGATTCTCTTTCTGAAGATGACGATGAGATAAAATCTTATAGTGAAAGCGTTCAGAAGCGAATCAAGAAGATGACTTGGGAGCGCGAAGAGAAAGAACGTCAACGCATTGAAGCAGAAAACCTGCGTGAAGAAGCTCTTCGTTACGCACAGCAAATACAGCAAGAAAACGAAAAACTCCGTAAGACCTTAGAAGAAGGCGAAGGCGTTCTTGTGAATCAAGCTAAAGGCCGTGTAGCTGCAGAGCTTGATAAGGCAAGGGCTGCGTATAAAGCTGCCTACGAAACAGGTGATCCTGATGCTTTGATTGAGGCACAGGAAAAACTAACAATGCTGCAGACTGAGAAGTCACGGTATGAGAACTACAAGCCTCAACCAAGGCAGCGGCAGGTTCAACAGCCTCAGTACCAACAGCAGACTCCAACACCGCCTCGTCCAAGTGACCGCGCTTTGGAGTGGGCAAAGAGAAACGATTGGTTTGAAAAAGACGCAGAAATGACTGGCTATGCATATGGCCTTCATCAGCGCCTTGTAACAGAGGGTATTGCTCCAGATACAGAACGGTACTACAATGAAATAGACACAGCGGTTCGCCGCGTGTTCCCAGAAAAGTTTGACGATGGTTCTCTTGAGGTGTCAGCACCCCAACGTCAAGCTGGCAACGTGGTTGCCCCTGCCGCTCGAAGCGGCAAAAAACCACGCAGAGTTAAGCTGACCTCAACGCAGGCCGCTCTCGCCAAGCGGCTTGGTCTGACAAATGAACAATATGCGGCGCAATTAATGAAGGACATGAACTGATGACGAACAGAAACTCGCGCAATTCTGAGACCCGTGAAGAGTCTCAACGCAAGGTGTCATGGCAGAGACCTTCTATGTTACCTGTCCCCGAACCCAGAGATGGTATTGAATACCGTTGGATTCGCACATCAACACTTGGTCAGAGTGACAATACGAATGTTTCTTCCAGATTTCGTGAGGGCTGGACACCCTGTCCGAAAGAAGATCATCCAAACCTTCAAGTTGTGTCTGATATCGATTCTCGATTTACAGACAATATTGAGGTCGGTGGGTTATTGCTATGTCAGAACTCAACCGAAAATGTGCAGGCTAGACGTGAAGCGCAGCTAAATCAGGCATCAAGCCAGATGACCGCTGTTGATAACTCCTACTTGCGCAACTCAGACCCACGTATGCCCGTTCTGAATCCAGAGCGAAGCACACGATCATCGTTTGGCAAGTAACCTTTAGGGGGAGCTTGCTTGGTTGAAACTCAGATTATGAGGAAACAGAGCTATGGCTACTACAGCAGCTCCTTATGGCCTTCGTCCAGTCCGCAGTGCGGATGGAAAGCCATACGCTGGGGCAACGTCCCAGTATCTCATCGATCCTGCAGGTGAAGCGACAAACCTATTCTACGGGCAAGTTGTAATCATCGGGGCCGATGGGTATATCGCGC